CACCAGCGCGGGCCGTGCCGCCCTCGCGACCGGCCAGGAACGTGTTCAGCACGCGCGACTCGTGGCGCACCGCCTCCAGGTTCAGTAATTTCCCGGTCATTCAAAGGTCCAATACAAAGATTTGGGGTACCGCTTCGGCTTCGATCTCGGTTGGCATGACGCCCACCGCCATGGCCAAGGCGACCATGCCGTCGATGCGCCCGCGGGCGCGCTGCTTGTCGAACTTCCGGGCGCCGGAGTCGCCAACCACCTTCGCGTTCGCGGCGCACATGGTGAGCACGGGGTGCTTTCCGTGGCGCAGACTCTTGTTCAGCAGCTTCACCTCGAGCTCGCGCAGGGCCGGAGTCATGCTGGCCGTGCCTTGGCCGAATTCGACGAACTTGTCCAGCTCGGCGTCCGAGAAGTTCGCCTTGACCAGCCAGGGCCTCAGGAACTTCATGTTGTACCGGTCGAACGCGAGCGCCTGCACGTCGAAACGGTCGAAGAAGCCACGTAGGTATGCGGCGATGAACTCGTATTCGATCGCGCTGCCGGGCGTGGTGTTCAGCAGCCCCTCCCTGGCCCACAGGTCATACGGCACCTTGTCCTTGCGCGACTTCTCGCGCAGGCCTACTTCGGGCAACCAAAACTGCGAATGCACGCCACCGGTGTCATCGACCGCCTCGAGTGACGTCAGGTCGTTCACGCTCGACAGGTCGAGTCCCGCCCAGACCTTCCGGCCGGCTCCGTCGCCCGGTGGCGCGCCATTCGCCTCCCATACCGACCGAGCGACAAACGGCGCCACGGCCTCGACGCGCTGGTTCAGGATCAGGTTGCGGAACTCCGGCTCGTTGGCGGGCATGTCCATCGCCTGCTTGCACTGCTTGCGCAAGTCGTCCAGCGAGCGGAACACACCGAGCGCAGGGTTTGCCGCCGCCCATGCGTCCGGGTCGTCGAGGTCGCAGTCTTGCGGCGCGGCGTACACGTGGCAGACCACGCGCGGATCCGGCGAATTCTTTTGCGCGTCGATCCATGTGGAGAACAGGTCAGCGTCCGTCGGTGCCTGCGTGCTGATCGCAATCAACAGCGGATTCGTGTATGCGCCCTGCGCGGACGTAATGGCCGACACGAACTTGTCAACGGGGCCAATGACCTGCCCCACCTCGTCCAGGATAGCCAGGATGGGCGACAAGCCATGCGCCGTCTTGCCGTCGGCGGCCAGCGCGCGATAGAGCACGTTCTTGCGCAGGCCCAGCAAACGCTTGCCGCTGGGCAGGATCTTGACCAAACCGGCCAGGATCGGCGACATCTCGACCATCTTGCGCGCCAGCTCGAACACGACGGCCGCCTGTTCCTTCGACTGTGCGCCACTGACGATCTGCGAGTTCTGCACCGCCTCGGGCCCGCACAGGTGCGCCAGCAGGATCGAGGCGATCAGCGCGGTCTTGCCGTTCTTCCGCGCGATCGACAGGTAGGCGCTGTGCGTGCCGTGCGGGTTGTCATAGATTTCGAGGATGAACTTGCGCTGGAACGGTTCGAGCGTAATCGGCTGACCAATGTGGTCACCCTCGGGCGCCACGCAGTACCTCTCGATGAAGGCGCAAACCTTCTCTCCTCGGGTCAGTACCTTCTGCTTGCGAGCCCGGGTCTTGGGCACTGGTTTGGTGGCGGCCTTCGTGGACCGCGCGCTCATGCGAGCAGTCCGTCCTCTTCTAGCTCAACCTGCTGACGCGCCTTGCGTGCGCCGCGTTCGAGCGTCCGCTTGCCTACCTCGTCGCGCGTGTCGCCGGCGACGCGTCCGCCCATGCGCAACGTGCGCATCAACGCCATTTCGCGGCGAGCCAACTGCTCGAGCACGGTGGTGCGCGGGTTCATAACCTGCGTGCCTCGATCGTTCGTGATCACGCGCCCCTCGACACGCAGCTGCGCATCTTCTTCCGCGATGTCGGCCTGGCACTGCGCCAGTTGCGCGGCCACGACCAGGTCGACGTCCTGCCACTCGTCTCGCGCGCGTGCGCGCACAACGCCAACCCAGAACGGGCGGGCTGAATCGGTCAACGTCACCCAGGCCGGCACTTCGATGTCGGGCTTGGCTGCGTCGACCATGGCCTTGACGGCGCTGGCCGCGGAGTCGGCGCGCGTGCGCTTCGTCCTGGGCTTGGCGGGGGCCTTCGGTTTGGTCGTGGTGGCCATTTGGGGCCTCGTTTTGTGGGTTAGCGTTAAATTTGAGCTGCATGGCCGGTTTCCGAGGCCCCGGCCGTGGACTTTTACCCACCCCGGGTAGGCGTCCAATCAGCCCCGAGCGACACGCTTCCAACGCGCGGTGCGGCGCGTCGTCGACCCCGGTGCAGCCTCCTCGACTGGCCATCCATCGGCGCCGGTCGCGACCTTCGGCGTGTAGCCCATGTCTTCGTTCGTCTTCGCCTCATGGCATTCGTGGTGCAGGATCTGCATGTTGCTATCGTCATTCGTGCCGTCGTTCGCCAGCGCGACCTTGTGATCGAGCTCGAAGCCAGATGGGAACGTGGTGACGCGGCCGCACCGTGCGCATGCGCCTTTGTCACGCAGCCAGACTCGCTCACGTTGCCGCTGTAGCGCACGGCCACGTAGTCGTTCGATGGTCATGGCTTGATCCCCAACGCCGCACGCACCAGATCGGGCAACGACTGCGACGGGATGCCGCAGCCATTCGCGCACAGCAGGTTTGTCGCCTCTTCGGCATCGACAAGACGCTGACAGATGCGATCGAGCGCGGCGGTGTCCGCTTCCTTCGCAATGATCGCTGGGCGCGTACCGAGCACAGCACGGATCATCTGGTGCCGGTAGATGGTGCGCAGGTCGCTCATGCTTCGGTCCTCATAACGGCCGGAATGGCGCCCGCGCGCTCCACACCAGCACCGCGCCCACTTCGCCTCTCATCATCGGGACAGCGCGCATCATGCACTTCAAAATATCCTCATTAACCTACTTGGTGTTTTAACCTAATAGGTTTATAATTCTTCACATGGAAAAACATACCGCCCACTGCAAACTGTCTAAGGTCAAAGCCCTGATCGAGGCCAACCAAGTCCGCGCCACCCGCGTTGCCTACGACGGCGCTGCACTGGTCGGTATCAGCACCCTCGCTGGCATGTGCGAAGTCGTCATGAGCTTGACCCCGGCTGACTTCTACAAGAGCATGACCACCCATAACGACCACCGCATCTGGCAGGACGTCTACCACGGCAAGACCACCGATGGCATTGCGCTGTATGTGAAGCTGACCGTAGTTGATGACCTGCTGATCGTTTCCTTTAAGGAGCTATGAAAATGAACTGCCCTAACTGCGGGGCAGCGTCCGTCGTCCATGAGACGCGCGACCTGCCTTACACCTACAAAGGTCAGACGACCACCATTCACGGCGTCGAAGGCGACTACTGCGATGCGTGCGGCGACGCGGTGTTCTCGCGCGAGGCGGGCGACCGCTACGGCGCGGAGATCCAGGCATTCATCAAAAAGGTAAATGCCAGCGCCGGCGCGCCCAGTTTCATCCGCGCAGTTCGCAAGAAACTGGACCTTGACCAACGTCAGGCTGGCGAGATTTTCGGCGGCGGCGTCAATGCATTCTCGCGTTACGAGACTGGCAAGGCCGAGCCGCCGGTTTCTCTCGTCAAGCTGTTGACGCTGCTGGATAGGCATCCGGAGCTGCTTGACGAGGTGCGAGGAGCAACTGACAGCAGCTACGCGCTGGCAAGCTGACTCGGTAGCACTCGGCATTCCGCTGGGGTGGCTGCACGTTTAAGCGCCGCACGAATAAAAAAGCCACCAGCGCACTACTGCGGCCGGCGGCGAACCAGATCAACTATCTGGGTTTGGAGACACAGGAATAATTATAGCTTTTATTTGACAAAAGCTATAATTAGGCTATAATCGTACCCATGAACTCGATCAACTGGACCCCAAAAGCAGCCAAGCAACTGCGCAAGCTGGACAAACAAGTGCAAGGGCCGATCCGTGATGCGGTATCGAAGCTGGAAGCGATGCCGATCTGCCAGAACGTCAAAGCCCTGACGAACCACTCAAGCGGTTACCGCCTCCGAGTCGGAAACTACAGAGTGTTGTTTGACTGGGACGGGGAAATCAAAATCGTCGAAATCAACGAAGTGAGCAAACGAGATGAACGCACCTACTAACATTCAAGTAATCAACGGGCCGGACGGGAATCCGGCCTTTGTCGTCATCCCGTATGACGAATATCGGAAGACCCTCACGGCCGAGCGCGGCACCATCCCGCACGAGGTGGTGAGCGCGACTGTGGACGGCGCGACGCCGGTCCGCGCCTGGCGCGAGTACCTCAAGCTCACACAAGCCGAGGTAGCCGCGCGGCTGGGCATTTCGCAGCCGTCCTATGCGAAGCAGGAGAACAGCGAGTCGTTACGCCGGTCGAGCATCGAGAAGATCGCGGCCGCGCTGGGCATCACGGTCGAACAACTGGATTTTTGAGTTTGGTATGGGCGAGCGAAAGCACTCAAGGGCCGGGTGCTGTCGCGAGTTCCGGTTATCGGTGGCGGTTTCCCGCACATTACGAGGCCGGAAGAATGTAGGACTACAGTTTACACGAATTGCTGTATGTTTACACAGCAATTTGCATCACGTTACTTAGCCCGCTCGGCACAGTTTAGACGCCGCTCGGGCCGCATGGCTGTCGGCGATGTTGTGCAATTCGCTCACCATGTTCAGAGTGTGCTCTCGGACGAAGCCTGCCGCCATCGTCAGTTCGGCCTTGCCAGTACCGCTGCAGCATTTGCATGCTCGCGCCTCAACAACCCCGGTGCCGCCGCACGGGTCGCACGTCCCGTCCAACCAGTACGCCAGCGAATGCTCGGCCACCTGGCGATAAAGCTTCTGCGCAGCCTCCGCGTCCCAAGCCGTATTCTCCGGCACCCAGCGGCGCGCACGGCCGCGCTTCGTTACCTCTGTCGTCCACAGGCGCAGCAATTGCGCCAGATTGCCCGCGTTGCCCTCAAACGCAGCGCGGGCCACGCCGTCGGCGAACTTCACGCGATGCAGCAGCGGGCCCAGGTCGCCGGTCAAATTGGCCGCAGCGAACGCCGAAGCCATCAGTGGCTCGGCTTGATGGTGTCGCTCATCGTCCTTGAGGTTCGATGCGCTCAGTGCGTGGATGTAGCGGTCTGCGAACCCCATGATTTAACTTTCATCGAAATACGACCCTCCCATCGTACCATATTCAACCAAGAAGTTTCCAAATTGTATGATTTATTTTTTGCATTGTTACATGGCGTCGCGCCACATGTTCGCAACAATTTGGGAGATTTCGTGTTGGCAACGACTTGTAAAATGGAGCACCATTCCCAATCGGTGTGACAAATGCAAGACCAAGAATTTTTCAGCAGCGAAAACGTCTACGTGTCGCTTACACGGTTCGTAGTTGCAGGGCAAACATACGCAATGAGCGGCGTCACTTCTGTTCGCGCTGAGGAATTAAAACCGAACCTCTTCTGGCTATGCGTGATGGCAATCGCTGGCCTGCCGTGCCTACTTGGCGGCGGGGCATGGACCGTGCTGGGACTCGGCCTCATTGTGTCCGCTGGACTTCTGGCCAACAAGCAACCCCCTTCGTATTGCATCCTGCTGAGCATCGCGTCTGGGGAGGTAAAAGCCCTGCATAGTGACGACCGTGAATTCATCGGTAAGGTCGTACAGGCTCTCAACGACTGCATCGTAGCTCGTGGCTAAAGGTGGCGATTCGCCGATCTGTAAATTACCGATGACTCTTTATCATTCGTACGGCTTGGATTTACGGGCTCGCCTTGATGCGGCTCGCCACTTTCACGCCGCGTGAACCCGGCAAGCGCGCCTATTGCATCCGATGCCTTCGCGGCCAATTCGAGGTTCTTCTCCAGGTACGCCATCGTCGTCGCATGGCTCTTGTGACGCATCACGCGCTGGATGGTCTGCACTGGTACGCCGGCCTCCGACAACAGCGTCGCGAACGTGCCACGCAGGCGGTGCGGTGTGATGCCCTGGACCGAACAGGCCGCGTTCGCCGCGCGCATGGCCTGTCGTGCGAACCCGGGCGCGAACACCTGCCCGTCCTCCTTCGCGACGATCAGCCCGTGCGACTGGCGCCGCGGCTCCAAGTGCTCGCGCAGCCACAATGGCATCGGCACCGGCTCCGCTTCCCTGCCCTTCGTGATGCCGGGCGTGTACGTCGACCGTTGCCAGTCGATCCACTCCCAGCGTGCCGACGTCGACTCGCCCTCTCGCAGGCCCAAGCCGAACATGAGGCGCACGGCGGTGCCGATGGCCGGCGTGCGCTTCGTGGCACCGTCGACGGCATCGAACCACGCGCGGGCCACGTCGAGCGGCAGGATGGCGCGCGGACGCTTCTGGACCTTCAGCGTGCTCACCCTCCAGGGGGAGCTCGCGATCGTCCCGCGCTTGACCGCCCACATCGTCAGCAACTTAAGGATCCTGAGCCAGTGGTTGGCCGTGGCCGGCTTGCGGCCCTGCAGGTGCAGGTTGCGCGCCACCTCCACGTCGGCCGTCGTGATGCTGTCGATCCGCTTGTCGCCCAGGTCGTACATGTGCAGGCGCCGGAACGCCTCGACGGTGCGGATGTGCGCCCCGCTGGCCACCGGCCGATGCACGACGATCCAGGCATGCGCCAACTCGTCGAGCGTCGGCACCGGCTGTCCGCCGTTCGCGCGCGTGACCGCGGCCTCGTACTCGCGCTGGGCCAACTGCTCGGCCGCGCGCCGGTTCTTGAGCCGGGTGCTGCGTTGGATGCGCTGGCCGGCCACCTGGAAGCGGTAGTGCCAGACATCGCCGACTTTGAAGAGATTCGCGCTCATGCTGCAGCCTTGGCGCTTCGCCCGCCGCCGAAACCTGACGTGCGGCTGGCCCGTCCCGTAGGCTCGGGTCGCTGTGGGTGCCAACGCTCGGCCGGATCTTCGAAGCGCGTCTGCGCGCCGATGTAGTGCAAGCCGACCACACCGGGCCGCCCCTGGCGCAACTTCTCGCAGTTCACCTCGCAAATGCCCTTGTCGGGCGTATCGTCGTTGTAGACCTCGTCGCGGTACAGGAAGATGATGTTTGCCGCGTCCTGTTCGATGCTCCCGGACAGCGCGAGGTCGGCCATGATCGGGCGCTTGTTCGGCCGCTTTTCGCATTCCCGGTTCAGCTGGCACAGCAAGATCACGGCGCAGTCTAGTTCCTTGGCAAGCGCGACCAGCGCACGCGTGTGTTCACCCACGACCTCGTACGATTTCTCGGACTGTCCGCCTGTGATGAAGCTGAGCTGGTCGATCACAATCAGGTCGAGCGCGCCCAGTTGCCGCTTCGTCTTGCGCGCCTTCGCCCGGATTTCGATCGTGTTGAGACCGGTCTGCGCGTCGATCACGAGGTTCATTTCCTGCGCCTTGCGGAACGCATGGCTGATGCCGTCCCAGTACGCCTGATCGGCGCTGTTGCTGGCTTGACTGGAGCCGGGCTTGCGCAGCCACGCGAGCGGGATACGGCCGATCGCGGACACGTTGCGGTCCATGACCTGCATGCGCGACATCTCCATCGAATAGAACATGGCCGCGCCGTCGACGGCGACGTTGCGCGCCACGCCCAGTCCAAACGCGGTCTTGCCCATGCCTGGCCTCGCCGCGACGACGGTCAGGGTGCCTCGCTCCAGCCCGCCGTCAAGCTGTTCGTCGAGGGGCTCGTGCCCCGTGCGCACCGGGCGGATAACGCCGGCCATGCGCTGCTCGAGCAGGTCCGCGTAGTCCGACATCATCTCGCCCAGGCGCTCGGGCTCCTGCATCGATCGCGTTTGCGCCAGGCCTTCCAGCTTCGGCGCGAGCATGTCAACGCACACGTTCGCCGGTGCCGCCGATGCGGCCAACTCGCCCATCTCGATGCTCAGCGCGTGTAGCGCGCGCTTCGCCGCCTTGTCGATGATGATCTCGGCATGTCGGCGGATGTTCACGGCGCTGACGGCCGACGCGCGCAGCTTGCCAAGGTACTGCAGGCAGTTCTCGACCTTGCCCTGCAGCGCCGACATCGACGTCATCGGGTCACTGCGCTGCCCGGCCATCACCTGACGCCGTATCTCGTCGAAGACGAGCCGATGGTCGTGGCGGTAGAAGTGGGCACCATCCAAGTCGGCGATGCGGTCGAGGGCGTCGTTGTCGACGAGGAGCGCGCCCAGCACATGCTGCTCGGCACGGATCGATACGGAATGGTCGTCGTGTGTCAGATCGTTCATGCTGCGTCTCGGTGGTACTTGTTTTCGAGGGTCTTCGCGAAACCGCTCGCGGAAAAGAGGAAGTCGATGTCGGCGATGAACGGGGGCTTGCCGGCGGCCGACGGCGCACAGCCCGTGAGGAACTTCGATTCGGCGCAGATCGTGAAGAACTGCCGCCAGGCTTCGATCCCGGCCGACCGTGTGCTGTAGCCGAACGGCTCGCAATCGAGCTTGGCGGCCTCCGCCCATCTGGCGCGAATCATCCGCTTGCGGGCATCGTTGAGGACCTTGACCTGCGGATTGTCCGGCATCAGCTCGTGGTACAGGCCCACCAACGCACCGACAGGGCAGCTCAGCGGGTCGTCAGCGTCGCTGGCGACGACTATCCCGTCAGGGATAGTAGGTGTTAACAATCCCTGTCCCTTTACTGTCCCTTTACTGTCCCTTGCGATCCGTGGCGGATCGCCCCCCGAATCGCCCCCCGATGGCTTAGACGGATCGCCCCCCGATGTATTCGTATCGCCCCCCGATTCGGTTTGCGATCCCGACTCGATGACGGCTATTGCCTTCTTCTTTAAGGTCTTGGATTGGGGGGCGAGTGCGCGAAGCATACTGATTGCGACCAGGGCGCGATCGCGGGTGGAATCGGTCTCGATGCTGACGCCCCAGCGCTTGGCATTGCCGGCCGACCCGGACAGGCTGTACGCCAGCTTCTCAACCCATGCCTCCAGGGCCTTCTCCGCGACGACGGGGTGGTACAGGCGGCCGTCGCGGGCCTCGACCCAGCCGCGCAGCGTATGGGCCTTCAGCTTCTTCCACTTCGGACCAGATTGCGAAAGGTGGGCCAGCATGCGATCGTCCTGCGGGATGCTGCCGGCGGGGACTTGGTGCCAGCTTGCGAGCCAAAGCGTCATGGCCGCAGCCCGCTCGTCGCCGGTACCGAGAATCCAGGTCTCGGACGTGAGTAGGCGGTGGACGTCGACCGGCATGAACTGGAAGTCACGCAGGTCGCAATCGGAAGGGGTAAGCGGGGCTGGCTTTTCCATGCTCAGTTCGCCCTCTTCCCATCTACTTCGTCCAGGTCGAAGTACGGGCCGGTCTCGTTCGGCACCTTGCGCTTCGTCGCCCCGTCAGGCTGGAGGTAGTAAGTCGCCATCCCTATGGGGACACTCATCTTCTGCATGGTTCTATCCTGTGATTCGTCAAAATTTGGGCGTAAAGAGTCCCTGCGCCTGCCGGGTTAGCGGAGACGCTGCCATTGTTTTGGGCGGATTTACTTAGGTTGGCATAGCGGACGCCCGGATATACGCCCAGTCGACGTCAGGTCGAAGCTCTTCGCAAGTCACGGCGCGGCTGGAATGGCGCTCGATTTTGATAGCGAGCGCCTCCCTGCATGGGCGGTTGCCGTACCCAATTTGGCGCAGATGGCCGACAGATGTGCCGCATTCCAAGGCGAAGGATTCTCTGACCTCGGCGGGCATTGCGTTCAGGTAGTTGATCAGCTTCATGACTCAACTTTAGCAACCGGTATAAGCTTAGTCAAGCATTTGGTAATTTACCAACCGCTAAATTTGTGGCTTAATTGCGTAATGGACATCTATGAATACCGGCGCAAGCGCCTGGCTGATCTCATCAAGGATCAATACCAAGTTCGCAAGAACATCGCTGATGCAAGCGGATGGAGTGAGGCAAGGATTTCTCAAGTGCTATCACCTACGCATCGTGGTGGTCGCGCGTTTTCTGAGAAAGTTGCCCGGAAGTTGGAAGCTGACCTTGGCTTGGCCACAATGTACTTCGATCAAGGGGCAGTCCCGATGGCAATCGATGCCTCTCGCACGAGCCCAAGCGAAGGCATCCCTCACGTTATCTTCGTTCCGCGGTGCGACATCGAAGTAAGTGAAGCCGAAGGCTCGATTGCGGACGTCAGGATCGTAAATTCCGGCAGTCAGTTCGCGCCATACTTCGCGACATGGCTGAAGACCATGAACATACCGACTGACCGCGCCGCGCTCTTTGTAGCACCTGATGACAGTATGGAGCCCAGGTTCTCATTAGGTGACGTTGTATTGGCAAACTGCGCTGAAGTCGAGGTAGAGGACGGCCGCATGTACGTTATTCGTTACGGCAAGTCCATGAAAATTCGATATGTCAGCAGGCGACTTGATGGAGCGCTGACCTTGCGCACAGCAAATCCGAGCTACCCGGACGAGCACTTGAGTGCCGAGTTATCTGAGCAACACATTACGATTCTCGGAAGAGTCCGAGAGATTAAGGTAACGAGCGAACTCTAAGCATCACCAAACGGTTAATTTTTAAGGCCCCGTTCATCGGGGCCTTTTTCATTCTTAAGCTCCGCGAAAATTTTTTACCAAACGGTTGACTTAATTTTTAGCGATTGGTAAAGTACGTTCATACCTAGAGCCGAGGTCAATATGAACGCACCACAGCAAGCAGCACCTACCTTCACTAGCGTCTTTGCCGCACGTCTGCTTAGCGCACGCCTGCGCGCTGGCCTGACCCAGCAGCAACTGGCAGATATGGTGGGCGTCAGTCAACAGGCAATCACGCAGTGGGAGTCCGGCCAGGCAATGCCTCGTGCCCGCCGCCGCAACTCGGCCGCCGATGTTCTTGGCGTGGACCTGAGCGATACGGCCATGGCCGAAGCAATGCGCCAGCAGTCCACGCACGTTGACGACATGGCAGCGCGCCCTCCGCACTCCTCCGAACTGCTGATGGCCGAACTGATCATCGTCACGATGCTTGGCGCACTGACGCCTGAACAGAAGGCCGCCGTGCAGGCGCAACTGGAAGCGGCCGGCGTGGTTGGTACCGATATGATCCGCTCGCGTGAGCGTCGTGCAGCGATCGTTGCTGGGAGCGCAGCATGAGCGACCTCGTCATTGTCCGGGGCGACGAACTCCTTACGACCACTTCTGCGGTTGCGAGCGGCACTGCAAACACCCACGAGGCAGCTATCAAGCTGGTCCGCACGCATCAAAAGGACTTCGAAGAGTTTGGAAGGGTCAGATTTGAAATCGAACCCTTTGAGACGGCGGGTGGCCAGCAGAAGCGCGAGATCGCCCTTCTCAACGAGGACCAGGCAACCCTCCTGATCACCTACATGCGCAACAACGTGATCGTGCGCAAGTTCAAGGTTGCGCTCGTTCGACAGTTTTCTAACATGCGCAAGCAACTTGCCACTATGACGGTGGCGCCAACGATCCCGAACTTCGATGACCCAATCGCCATGGCGGAGGCCTGGATCGCAGCCAAGAAAGAAGAGCGCGCACAAGCAGCTCGGGCTGAACAGCTCGAACATCAGGTCGCCGAACTGGCGCCGGCTGCGGCCGGTCTCGACCTGATCGCGAAGGCCGACGGCACCATGTGCATTACGGACGCTGCCAAGCATCTGCAAATGCAGCCGCACAAGCTGCGTGACACTCTACTCGAGATGGGCTGGATGTATCGCCGCCAAGGCAAGAGCGGGTATGTCGCGTACCAAACGTCCATCCAGGCCGGTCGCCTCGTGCACAAGGTAGCGAACTACACGGATCCGGAGACGGGCGAAACCAAAAGCAACGCCCAGGTGCTGGTAACGAGAAAAGGCCTGACCGACCTGGCCAAGCTGCTCAGCACTTTTGCTCCGGCGCCGGCCAAGTCTGGCCGAAGTCCCGCTCGACTGAACTAAACCGCACTACCCCATAAACAACGAAGCCACCCGACGTCTTGCACACGTCGGATGGCCCCTTACGCCCTAAACCTTTGGGAGGAATCTATGGCGAATTGTAATAGTAGCACCAATGCAACGTCCAGCGCAATGTATCCGCCATTGCTCGATCCATGTCACAAGCGGTTCTCGTGGCTCCATCCGAATCTCGAAAAGGATCCCGCCGTGAAGTTTGCATGCAAGGCCGTCGATATGGCCCGCGGCACCCGGGTCATTGCAACCATCCTGCGCCAGCATCTGGTGAACCTCGAGGGAATCTCGGCTGGCGCCGGCGCGCCGATCAAGCCGCTGCTCAGCGAAAACGATACTTTGGATCTGGCGGCGCTGATGGAGGCCTCGCTGGACGTGCTGTGCGAGATGGCCGGCGAGCATCTCGACGCCATCGACGCCCAGGCGCTGAAAGGGGTTCGAGCATGAGCGCGCAGAACCCTGTATTTGCTCACCCTGGCCGAGCCGCATACGAGCTGCCCAAGCTGCTCAAGAGCCTCGGCAATATCGAATGCTCGGTACCGCTTACGGCGGCACAGCACAACACCGTCGACGCGATTACGTCGCACGCCTGGGGCGCCGTGGAAGTCATCACGGACGGCATGGAGTCGATCGGTGCGCTAATGAGCATTGTCGGGCATGGCGAGTCATTCGTCGACGGCCGGCGCCTTGCCGCTCTGGGCAGCTTGTTGGAACACCTGGCCGTCGAACTGCAGCAGCTTCACCAGGTCGAGACCGACATGGCCGAGATCATGCGGTCGGACGCCGCAAAGCTGGTTCCCGCTACGCCGACAGCCGCAGGTAAGCAAAGGAGCTGAGATGAGCCGCGACACCACCACCTTGTTGCAAGACATCGGTAACGCCGACCTGCGGCTGACGCAGGTCGAACGCCAGATCATCGCCAACTTCCGCGCAATGGAGCGTTGCGCCCAGCAGATGATCGTCGACCTCACCAACCAGTTCAAGTACACGCTCCCGGCAGAGCGCGTGCGTCTGACACTCGTCGGCTGAACTGCCCCAGCCATCAACACAAACACAAAGGAAAGAACGTGAACAAGAACGAATTTCAGACTGGCGCAAACAACGGCGCAGATCAGGCCGCGATCACCGCGGAGGCCGCCGTGGAGTCGCACTTGGCCGACTTGCACAATATCCGACGTAGTCGCCTCGAAATCCTCATTGGGGAGGCCTACGACGGGAGCGCCCTGTCCTTTGCCGAGAAGGTCGGCATTTCGAAGTCACAGGTATATCAATTCTTGTCGACGACGTACAACGATGGCAAAAGCATCGGCGAACGCGCTGCGCGCAACATCGAAGCCAAAGCCGGCTTGCAGTTCGGCTGGCTCGACCAGGTAGGATGTGATGCGCGGGTTCCCGCATCACTCATGCCGCGCGAAAGTGATGCACAGATTGGAGCATCACTCGCCCCCGCTAAAGCGGGCACGCCGTTCGCGCCACCGAAGGCCCTGGACTCCAAGACACACGCCGACATCATCCGTATGGTTGACAGCTTGCCGATTGAACGTCGCCGCCCGATTGTCCCGGCTGTCGAATATAAGTTCGATGCGGGTGAACTGGAGCCGGGTGAGATCTACGTCGGCGTGGTTAAAGTCGGCTCGATCGCGCGCCACCTGATTTTGCTGCCTGCCGAGGCCCGCGGCGTTACGTGGCAGCAGGCCAAGACGTTCGCCGCAGCTGTCGGTGGCGAGCTGCCAGACATTGAGGATTATGAGGTTCTCCTGCAAAACGTCCGTGATCAGTTCCCCGGCGAAGACGCCTACTGGTCGAGGGAATGGATAGACCGAAACGAAGCGATGTATCTCGACTTCGGTGACGATCCGTTCCGCGACTTTGATTCTGTCGATAGTCTCATGCGCGCACGTGCTGTGCGCCGTGTCTACGCCGGTCATGACGAAGTCGTAGTCGCCACTTGGCACGCACGGATCAAGACGGCGCGGGAATCCGCCGGAATGAAACGTAACCGGTTAGCGGAACTGATCGGCGTATCGCCGGCGACGATCACGCAATGGGAGAGCGGTCAAACGCATGCGATTTCAGGCCCGAATCTGATGAATGTGTGCACAGTGCTCAATATTGATCCGGGCTGGCTGCTGGGTGCCGACGATGAGTAACCACCACGCTCGTAACCTCGGGATCGTCCGTTGCGGCGATACCCTGCCCACGCGTGTCGATGGCATCGATGTCGGTGAACTGCTGCGCGACATCGGCGAAGCCAGCGCCGGCAGCAGCGCGATCGATCTGTTCCGCCTGTGCTTGGGCGCGCAGCGTGTGTTGAGCGGCCTGCTGAGGGATACCAATGCCACGAGCTAACCCGAAGGCGTGGTTCACCTGCCCCATCGCCAAGATCACCTACCGCTCGGTGGACAAGCACGCCAGGCGAAACGAGCACTGGCGGCCGTACTTCTCGACATGGAGGGAAGCACACAGCTGGATGCTGGCCCAGGCAAAGGAGCGATTGAAGCGTGCGCAAGCGGAGCTCAAACGCGCCACGAGTCATCACGCGAAAGTGAAAGAGATGAAGGAACCCGAATGAGTAAGAACGAACAGAGCCAAGCTGCCAGCGTGAGCGACACGGCGTTCGCAAGAGAGATGTGGCGCCACAGCGAAACCGGCAACATCGAAGCCGCGAAGGACGTGCGAATGCTGTGGAAGTACGGCCAAGAGAGCGAAGGATATGCGAGGAGCGAAGGCGCCCTCACCGCCTACGAGATTACCGCATTCGCAGAAAAGTTCTCGCTCGGCGCTGCCAACGACGTGATCGGCTTTGCTCGTGCCATTGAGCGTGCCGCACTGATCAAGGCCTATACCCTGCTGCCCGAGCTGCGCCAGGCCGAAGACGCAAAGCATCATCGCCGGTATTTCCGGGACGGGGTGCGTTACGGCCTCGCTGTCTACAGTGGCGCGATCCGAGCACTCGCAATGGGACAGATTCGGGGCGAAGCCGACGTCGATGAAAAGCCCTCAGCGCGGCTCCGGGCAAGCGATATCAAGAAGATTGAAGTTGCAGGTGATGCAGAGTCAAAGCGTCCGAGCTTCGAAGCGTGGGCCGGGAATCGTCAATTCGACCTTACACGTAAGGACGGGTCGTACAGTAACCTCGTGACGTCGTACGTCTGGATGGGCCGGCTTGGAGCCTTGCTCAGCGTGGCGCCGGCCTGTTTGTCCACGGGCGGCAAGGGAGGTCAGTAATGTTCAAGAGTGCAGCCAACGCGCAGCAAATGCTGACCAGAACCGCCAATCACTCCACCAAGGGATCCGCGAAGGGTTTCGTCGACGGAATGGGTGAGAACGCCGCGGCGGTACTGGACGACAATGAACGTCGGGAGTCGCGTCACCGGGCGCTGGATTCGCGGATCACCCAACTAGTGACGCAGTTGGAACTGCAAAAGCAGGAGTCAAACGTACTTCTGCATAGACGAGACATCGCCGGACACCATCGCTCAATCGCCAGGGCCAATGAGCTGCGCGCGTCGATCAGGCAGTTGCGGACCGAGATGACGGCGCTGAATCCCAATTCGCGCCGGCTTCCGTCCAGCCTGATTGAGCGGGCCTTCGTCGACATCTGCAAGGAAACGATGACCAAGGCGCAGTTCGAACTCTTCCTACGGCAGGCAAAGGAACGGGTGCGGGCCACACCGAGAGATAACGAAGCAAAGGAACCGAAATGAGCAACGCCACATCGCATACCTATCCCGTCTTGCTCCTGGCCGACGCCGACTACGCCGCGATCGTGAATCGCTACGAAGACGCTGGTGACGTCCAGAACGCGGACATCATCCGCAAGCAATGGGAGGTGGCGCGGGCCGTCAACACGCCGCGCGACAAACTGCTGACGATCATCGCCGCAGCTTATCAGGTGGCCGGGGTACACGACGTTCCGGCTCACATCCTCGATGTGCTGGCGGATCCGGAGGGCGCTACCGACGCCCAGGTCGATGCCATGCTGCCGTACACACCGACCGGCCCTGTGCAGGCCAGCGCCGGCGCCCACCAAAAACCGGCTGAAACCCGCATGGATACTGGCTCTGCCGCCAGCGCCAAGCCGGTTGGCGCCCACCATGAGCAGGGCGCTCCTAAATCCGCAGGAGCACCGCAAACCTGCAGGCGAAACGAAAAGGCGCAGGCAATGCAGGTGGCTGCGGACGGAGGTGCGCGATGAAGCGGCGAATCCCGACCTGTAACGCATGCAAAAGAATTCAACAGGAAATACAGGATCTCATGACTGCGGTTGAGCGACTTGGCACCATGGTGCAAACGCAGAGCCGCGCCCAAGTAGTCGCATCAATCGCCGCCCCGTTGAAGCATGCCGACCATGCCAAGAACACCGCGCGTGACCTGCCGCCAAACGACGAGCTCCACTTGGTAGTGATCGGTGGTCAGCGCGTCAGTAAACAGCAGCTCATGGACCTGCAGCGCGACGCCGCGAGATACCGCTGGCTGCGTGACAAGGCCGACGGCATGGCGTGTAACGCAGCGCCGATGGTCGCCAGCCTGGACGCTACTGGCCGCATGATTGACCTGATCGACGGCGAGGATCTCGACGCCGCAGTCGACATAGTAATGGCACTACCAAGCGCGCAGCGCGAGCCGAAAACGAAACGAGCGGCCAACGCCCAATGAACTGAACTGGAGCCAAGCATGGAACAGACACAATCCTTATACAAGGTATCGAGCGCCATGAAAAAGCTCGACGTGTGCCGGGCGACGATCTACCGAATGGCTGCGCGCGGAGAGTTGGAGATCGTTAAGATCGGCCAGCGTGCTACCCGGGTAACAGCCGAAAGTATCGAGCGCGCGATTGCGGCGGGCAAGGCCAAAAGCTGATCAGGTATCATCGTCTCTGCACGAGTCTTTCTGACGCATCGGTAATTTGTAGCTAGATTTGTAGCTAGCGCGAAGAATCGATGCTCAATACCCCCTAAACCCCGCATGGATGCTAGGCATGAAGCAAAGAATGAGGATTGCCACCTTCAACGTCAACGGCATCAACAGCCGCCTCCCCGCCCTGCTCCAATGGCTCGAGGAGACGCAGCCGGACGTGGCCTGCCTGCAGGAGCTGAAGGCGCCGCAGGAAAAATTCCCCGAGATGGACATCCGCGCGGCCGGCTACTGCCCGATCTGGCATGGCCAGAAAAGCTGGAACGGCGTCGCGATCCTCGCGCGCGGCACGGAGCCGCAGGAACTCCAGCGCGGCTTGCCGGGCGATCCCGACGACGAGCAGAGCCGCTACATCGAAGCGGCCGTGAACGGCATCCTCGTTGCCTGCCTGTACCTGCCGAACGGGAACCCGGCGCCGGGCCCGAAGTTCGAGTACAAGCTGCGCTGGTTCGAGCGCCTGCGCCTGCGCGCGCAGGAATTGATCGACACGGGCGCACCGGTCGTGATCGCGGGCGACTACAACGTGATGCCGACGGAACTGGACGTCTACAAGCCGGAACGCTGGCTCGACGACGCGCTGTTCCGGCCGGAGACGCGCGCGGCGTACCAGCGCCTGCTCGACCAGGGCTGGACGGACGCGCTGCGCACGATGCACCCGGGCGAAGTCATCTACACGTTCTGGGACTATTTCCGTGACGCGTACGGCCGCAACGCCGGCCTGCGCATCGACCA